AACCACATATCATCATGGATTTAAAAGAGGGGTATATCTTGCAATGATGTACGAAAATGGACCTGAGTTTCTTCGTTCTGAAATAGAAGAAGATAAATTGGTTATGAAGAAAAAGTTTGAAGAAGGTACCGATTACATCAACAAATGGTGGAAGAAGCAAGCAATAAAACGTTACTCAAAACTACATGATGAGGGTAGGTTAAAACCAGACCACTTGTATTATATAGATGCAATTGGAATGAGTTGGGAAGAAATGAAAACAAAATACCTACAAGAAGTAGGAAGATAAATTAAAACAATAAATTATGAACTTACAAGAAGTATGTGCAAAATACAGAATTTCAGATGCATATCTGAATTCAAAAGATGATGGGTTATTAGTAGCAGCAGTATCTATTCAAGATTTAATTAAAGAAATTAATACATCGGCAGTTAGGGGTATTGATGAAAACCGAAAACAATCCATAGTAACAAAAATGGAGAAGTTGGTAGATTTCCTTAAAGATGTAAAAAACTCAGGAGTATAAATGGGATTTTTTGAAGAAAATAAAACAGTAAAAAAAGTAAGTAATTCACTTTGGTGTGAACGCTATAGGCCGAATACCTTAGAGGAATATGTTGGTAATACACATCTAAAGGAAAAGATTCAGGGGTATTTGGAAACAGGTGATATTCCACATTTATTGTTGTTCGGGAAAGCGGGCACGGGAAAAACTTCCTTGGCAAAATTAATCGTAAACACAATAGAGTGTGATTATATAATCATAAACGCATCTGATGAAAACAATGTGGATACTGTGAGAACTAAGCTCAAAGGATTCGCATCAACAGTAGGATTCAAAGATTATAAGATAGTTATTTTAGATGAATGTCTAGATGAAAATACATTGGTTTCGGTTATGCGGAATGGTGATGAATTTAAACTTCCAATTAAAAGTTTAGATGATAAAACTGATTTAGTAAAATCGTGGAATGTGGATAAGAGTGAAATACAATGGCGACCTTTTTACCATTGGAATATAGGTGTTAGGGATGTATATGAAATTGAACTTGAAAATGGAGAAATAGTGGTATGTACCGAAGAACACAAATGGTATGTATTGGATAAGAATGATAATATGATAGTAGTAAAAACTAAAGATTTACATAAATATAATTATATTTTATCCCCACAATAGGATTATTTTACAACTAATCTATATTTATAATAAATAACTGATAATGTTTCTTACTCAAATCGGCATAAAACAATATAAACACAAATGTAATCATTGTAGTACGATATACATTAGAAAATATAAAAGTGGATCATATTGTAAAACTTGTTGTGAAAAAAAAGTATGGTTGGTCGGTAAAACTAGGGATAAATCAATAGGTAGAAAAATAAGTAAATCTAAAAAGAAGTGGTATAAGACAAACGATGGTCAAATTTTCAAGAAATATATTGGTAAAGTGAATTCTGTAAAAATGTTAGAATTTAATAAAACACCATATGGTAAGGAACTAATTTTACATCGAGCGAAAAAACAGTCCATTATAATGAAAAATAAGATTATACGTGGTGAGTTTACCCCACCAATAACAAATACATTTACTCATTGGGATGCTAAGATAGGTGATATAAGATTTAGAAGTTCATGGGAAGCTTGTTTCTGGGTATCAAATCAACATTTACTGTATGAAAGTACTGAATGTCGAACGGAGAAACAGGAGAATGGGAGGGTGTATATTGGTGATTTTTACGATACGGAACATAAAATATTATACGAAATAAAACCAAAATCATTTTTCCTCAAACAATCATATAAGATAGATGCACTAATAACCCACTGCGAAAAAAATAATTATAAATTTAAATGGATAAATGAATTTAACATACTAGATTATATATGTGAACCTGATTTTGATACAATAGATAAAAAAATACAATTAAATAAGTTATATGATGGAGTTAAAAAAAATTAAAATCAATTCAATAAATAAGTTAACCGAACAACGTAGCGTTTACGATATATCGGTTGAAGGTAATCATAATTTTTTCATTGGAAAAACGGAAACACTAACACACAATTGTGATTATTTAACCCCAAATGCACAAGCTATTCTTCGTAACTTAATGGAAACATTTAGTGGTCATTGTAGATTTATTCTAACATGTAATTACGTTGAAAAGGTAATTGAACCGATTCAATCTCGTTGCCAAACTTTCCAAATTGTACCACCAACTAAAAAAGCTGTTGCAATTCAAGTTAGTAAAATCCTTAACAATGAAGGAGTAAAATTCGAAGTTAAAGATTTGGTACCAATTATAGATGCCGGATATCCTGATATTCGTAAAATTATTAATACCTGTCAATTAAATTCCAACAAAGGTAAACTTGAAATAGATACTAAGGATTTATTGGAGAGCGATTATAAGGTAAAGATATTAGAACTTCTTAAATTTAAAGATGACCCGAGAAATCGATATATGAATCTAAGGCAAACTTTGATTGATAGTAAAGTAACTGACTTTACAGAATTGTTTACATTACTTTATGATAAAGTTGATGAGTTTGCTGGTGATAATGTTGGTAATGTTGTAATTGCATTATCACAAGGACAGACAAACCACTTCCATTCAATTGATAAAGAGATTGCAATGGCTGGATGTTTAACTGAAATTAATAGAATGATATAATGGCAGCAACCTTATTTGACCATATAAAGGCAATTACCAATACCCAAAATAAAAATTATTGGGATACCTTAGATGAAAGTGATAAAAAAACTTGGTCAAACTATATGGTGTTTCGTTTCCTTTCTATGAATTCAGATTGGGTAGAAACTATTTCAGCATTACAACCAGCCCTTCAAGAAGTACCACCAAAAGCACTTTATCTTGCTTTAATAGATTTCTTACCAAAGGGTAGGCACTTTTTGAAATATATAAAAGGTAAGGGTGATGATAAATATGAATCTTGGTTTATTGAATTGGTAGCTAAACATTATGAGGTTTCATTAAACGATGCATATGATTACATTAAGATATTCTATTCAACTAAATCTGGTAGAGAACGAATGAAAGAATTATGTGAAGATTACGGAACCGATACAAAATTAATAACTAAATTAAAATTAAAGTTATAATGGATAAATATACAATAACTTTGGAAGATTATCAAACAACTATGGAATATACTACATTATCTACTAACCCAAACATTCAGTTTACAAAAACAAGTACAAACGATAAATTAGAAAACAATGAGTAATTTTAAACCATTAGGAGATAGAATTTTAGTAAAAACCGAATCTCAATCAGAAAAAAAATCAAGTGGGGGAATTATCTTAAATGATTCCGTAATGAGAGGACAACTCATAGAAGGAAAAGTAGTTTCGGTAGGAACTGGTATTTTCTCACAAACAGGTGATAGGATACCCATAACAGTAAAAGTAGGTGATACTATCTTATTTAAAAAAGATGGTGGAGGTGAAATAATAAAATTAGAAGGAGAAGAATTCATGTTATTCAGAGAACATGAATTGATTGGAATTCTATAAAGAGTTAGATTGGAATTTGTAAATAAAGTAAAGGGAGGGTAATTCTTCCCTTTTTTAATATACATTATATGAGTAAGATAGTAAATTTATTTGGTGGTTCTATCATATGAATTGAAAAGGTAAATGCAGGTATTGAGTATTGTATTAAAACCAATATGCTATATAAAATAACAAATATATCACTTATGAGTGATATTTAGTTTAGAGAGTTAATTGATTCTAATCAAATAAAATTAACAGAACGATATAATAAAAAATATGAAGAAACTTACGGAAACAAAAATAGTTAATTTGTTCTGCGGACCAGGTGGAGGTAAATCATCAATAGCATCTGGTATCACTTACACGTTGAAGAAGAAACATATCAATTGTGATATGCCGTATGAGTTTCCTAAAGCACTTGCTTGGGATAATAACCAATCGGCAATACAAGACCAATTATACGTTCTTGCAAATCAACATAGAGGAATTGTAAAGAGTTATGGAAAAGTGGATTACATTATACTTGATTCTCCTATAATCTTATCTCTCGTGTATCGTAATGTATATAAAGGAACCACATATCCATCAACTTTATATAACTCAGAGCACTTTGATAAGTTAGTGTTAGATATACATAATCAGTACGATTCAATTAATATACTTTTGGAACGTAACGATGATGGAGTTCATAACGATTCAGAACGATATCAGAGTTTAGAAGAATCTAAGGAATTGGATAAACGAATAGAACAGATATTGATAGATAATAACATTCCTTACCACAAAGTAAAAGTTGGTAAAGGTGTGGTTAAAAAAATAGTTAAGTTGATATGAAAAAATTAGATAAACTCTTTGAGTAATGTACACCTGTTTTAAAAGATAATCGTTGGGTAACTTTTCACAGACAACAAATTCAATGTGATAAAATAGACCACCTACAACTTGTCATGTAAATAGTAAAATACCATTTCCTTTTTATTTAAAAAATTTGGATAATTCAAATTAATGTTGTATCTTTGTTAAACAAAAGATAAGAGATATGAAATACGAACCAAACAACGAACTAACCGATGAACAACTTAAAAAGTTGGGTGAAGATGATTTTGATAAACTGTTAGAATATTTGGATTCTCAAGCTGATTATCTAAAGCAATTCGTTAAACCACTTTCATCGTATCATACAAAACGATTTGCATCAGTAGCCGCGGCAACTCAAGGTAAAACTATTACTAATGAGGAATTAAAAGCAGCTAACAAAATTGGTAAGGAGAATGAACAAGAGGCTTTTGATAAGATAAAAGATAGAGTAGAAGAATACGAAAAGAACCATCATAAATATAAAGATGAAGGAATTGTAAATATAAAAACACATCGTTCCCAATGGTTCGATTAAATTAAACAAATAAGACGTTATGGCACAAATTATTGGAGAAACGCAACCAAACAAACCACACATAGATTTATCGAAGGCAACTGAGATGAGTTGTCAAGAATGTGCGGGAACTGTATTTATACCTGCAAACAAATTTCTAAAGGTATCAAAAATTATTACCGGAACATCTAAGGATGCAATCATACCGGTTGAAATTTATGTCTGTGGAGATTGTGGTGAAGTGGCAGACGAATTACTCCCAGAGGAATTAAAGAAAAAACAATAGATGTTAAAACTATCATAGAAGTTAGTGTTACCAATCACATGAAAACTAAAACATTTAAAATAACCATATCTAAGTGGTTGAAATTAATAGATACTAGTATCTCCATTGGATGAAAAAGTGAGTGATTTACTTAATCAATTTACTTAATAGATAAAACACAAATTATGGCAAGAGTAAGTTACTCACAATTCGGCATGTATTCATCGTGTCAACAACAATATAAGTTAAATTATATAGATAAGTTAGGAGTGTTCAATGCGAACATTCATTTAATTTTCGGATCCAGCATGCATGAGGTCATCCAACACTTTTTGGATGTCATGTATAATAAAACCAAAAAACAAGCCCTTCAACTCAATCTTGAACAAATGTTATTCGATAAACTCGTAGAAAATTTCAAGAAAGAACAAGAGAAAATGGATGAAGGTGCACCATGTACTCAAGCCGAACTTGGTGAATTCTTTGAAGATGGTAAGGCAATCCTTGAATACTTCACAAACAAACTAGATAAGTTATATTCTAAGACTGGGTTTAGGTTGGTTGCAATCGAACAAGTTTTAAATGCAGAAATAAAACCAGGCGTTAATTTCATAGGTTTCATTGATATTCTTTTAGAAGATTTAACTACCAATGAATACATTATCATTGATTTAAAAACTTCAACGAGAGGTTGGAACAAATATCAAAAGGCAGATAAAGTTAAATTATCTCAAATGTTATTGTATAAGAAGTTCTATTCTGATAAATACAATATTCCATTAGATAAGATAAAAGTAGAATATCACATTCTTAAACGAAAATTATTC